ATATATATGCAAGTATTTCTTGTAAATTTTATAAAGAATAAACCCAATGTTTATAGGCTTTTATCCATTCCCAAAAAAAAACTTTGAGAAATTCCCTAGAAATACCCTTAATGACGCACTTGTAATCTATAATTTGAGTAAGCAAAAGACAGGACGCAAATGGCACTTAAAGAATATCTTGAGAACTATAAACCACCACAAATGAAGCGTGGTTATTTCTATGGTACAGAGAAGCGTGAAGCTGAATGGGAACAAGTTTTACAAGCTCTCGAAGAAGGTTACAAAGACACAACTGCATTAGTTAATTGGTTGGTTGATGAATGTGGTTGGGACGGTGTAACTCCGAAATCTATAACAAATAGAATCAATGAGCAAAAAAAACGAATCCAAAAATCTTAATCAGTTCCTTACTCGCTATGACGATAAGAAACATAATGAAGCTCTAGCAAAAGAAAAGTACCCTACAGGGTGGCAACCACACGCTGAATACGACCCAAAGACTAACAAAGGTACTTTAGTTTCTCGTGGCACAAAAGAACAAGAGCCTGAGTTTGCAACTCTACTAAGTGAGTGGGGCTTTGACCCAAAGGAATACGAGATAGTCGGAAACCTACAAGTCAGAACTTGGGATATGAATATGGGTGGTGGAGAAACTCATCAGGCTTGGTATTACAAAGCTGACATTAGAAAAAAAGTTCCTGACTTTGATTTCGATTATGGAAGATTGCTTAAAGAAATAAAATCTTATAAACCTAAAGTACAAGCAATTAAAAAAGGCAACACGGCTTTTATGTATTATGTTGCAGATTGGCAAATGGGTAAGCGAGACGGAAAAGGTAGTGAAGAAATTGTTACTAAGGTCTTAGCTTCTCTTGAGTCTGCCAATGCAAGACTTAAAGAATTAAAGAAGGCAGGTCATACGATTGATGAAGTGTATGTCTTAGGACTTGGGGATATTTGCGAAAACTGTGATATATCAGGTTGGTACTCATCACAAATTTGGAATGTGGACTTACACCTGCGAGACCAAGTTACAGTTGCAAGGAGATTGCTTTGGAAAATAGTTAAGAACTTTGCAGACCAAAACTATAAAGTTGTTTTGTCAGGTGTTACATCTAATCACGGACAGAACAGAAGTGGTAAGCAGAGCTTGGCAACAGAAGAACTAGACAACCTTGACTTGCAGATTTTAGAACAGGTTGGAGACTTGGTATATGAATCTAAATATAAAAATATAAAAGTCATTGTTCCTGAATCTCCACATCTCTTACTTGATGTTAAAGGTTACCTTATGGGTTTCACTCACGGACATCTTACTTCAGGTGGTGGAACTCCTGCAAAGAAGATTGAGAATTGGTGGAAGGGTCAGATGTTTGGACTTAACGAAGCAGGAGACAATCCTGTTGGCTTAGCAAGAATAATTGTACACGGACATTATCATCATTTTACGGCAGTAACACAAGGTGGCAGAACAATAATGGGAGTTCCTGCTATGAGTCCTTCTACTGACTTCCAAACTAGAACAGGTTACTCAACATCAACAGGTGTAGTAACAATGACTGTTACTAAAGACGGTTGGGATAATCTAAAAATTTTATAATAAAAGATTGCATTAAAATAAATCTGCGATTAATGTAGATAATGTATTGAAAAGGGAGTTGATACAAATGAAAACAAGAAAAACAGATTACAAATACCAAAATAAGTATTTTGTAAAAGATTACGATACACAAACAAGTGTATATGATAGGTCTGTTGGACAAGGCAACAAAACATTTAATGGTGTTGTTTTTGGAGATAAAGTCCATACAGTAAAATATCATCACGACTATGGCACAACTACAAGTTGTGGCAGAGACGCAGGTAATTCAACAAGACAAAAATATGTTAATTGTCAAAGTTGTGTAAATACTTTTAGATTTAGTAATCAAGATGTAACTAAATTTGTAAAAGATTACTTTGTTGATAGAAACTTCAAAGTAACTGTTGGGAGTTGATATGGAAGAAGGCATAACACTTACAGGATTTGTTCAAGGACGAGTAGATGTTGTCGTAGAACAAACTTATGCTAAGGAATACAAGGCAGTTGGTTGGATAAACCTACAACCTGTATTTTCTTATCAGAGACCTGCTGAAATACTTAAGAAGGTTGCTGACTTGAACAGGGATAAGTTCCCACAGTTTAAGTTTCAACTAAGTATGGAAGCTGTGCCTGTATTTAATAAAGAAGATGAGAATGTAACTATCTATGATGTTGATATAGATGATTACGATACTGAGTTTGAAGAAATAAAAGGAGAAGAAGAATGAATGAATTTGAATTTGTTTGGTTAATGACTTATGTCTTTGGTGGCTTTGCAGTTATCTGTGTTGCCCTAATGATATTTGAGACATTAGCTTTAAAACTATTCCCACATAAATATTGGCGAGAAGATGAACTATCTAAGGAATTGGACTTGCTATATTTAGAATTACAAAAGGGAAAAGAAATCAATATTGCAGAATACATTAAGGAGAAAAAATGACGCAAGAAATTATGGGAACTGCTGAGATTGGTGCTTGGCTCGGAGTTACTCGTCAGGAAGTTGCACAATGGAAATTTCAGGGGAAATTACCTGAGCCTGATTACCAATTAAAAGCAACACCTGTTTGGAAACAAAGCACATTACTTGAGTGGAGAGAAGCTAACACTTGGGTAGAGAATAGAATTAATAGCTCAAAGGAGTTAGTCAATGGATAATAAAGACAAACTAATATCAAGACAAGTAGCTTTAAAAGGTGCAGTTGAATTAGCAAAAGATTCTGACACCATAGATGAAGTTTTAGCAACTGCTGAAATAATACAGAATTGGATTCTTAGTCCGTTTTCTACAACATCTAAGAGTCCTGTTGTTAATACACCAATGACGCAACCAAGCCCACAAATTCATAATGAATCACAAAGCCCTGTGGGTCAAGGAGAGTTTAAATGTCCTTCTTGTGCGTCAAAGGTGTATGACAACAGAGCAGATAAGAAGTCAGACAAAAGCCCTAACTTTAAATGTGGCAACAAACAATGTACAGGTGGTAACAATGGTTTCCCTTATGCAAGTTGGTCTGACGAGCCACCTGCTGAGATTATGGTGGGTTTTACTCCACCTGATTTAGTTAAACCCAAATCATTAGACGAGATTACCGAAAACGAAGCTCCCTTCTAATTGGTATAGTACGGTGCTGAGTGAGTATCTGACGCAAGGTACTCACTTAAGCATAGTTAGGACATTATGAAAATAGAAGCAGATAATTACTTTGCAATAATACCTGAGTGGATATTAGACGCAGACATTAGCCCAAGAGCAAAGAACTTGTATTGTATCTTGTGGACTTATGCAGATAGAAAAGACGGCTCTTGCTATCCAAGTGTTACAACTTTGGCAAAAAGAGTAGGAGTTAGTCGAGCTAATACACACAAATTAATTAATGAGTTGTTAGATATTGGTGCAATAGAAAAGAAGAATAGATACAAAGATAATGCCAAGCAGACAAATCTTTATTTCTTAAAAACAAGCAACCCATATCTTAAATCTGATATCACTACATCTAGTAGTATCGCTGACGATACTAGGGGTAGTATTGCAGACGATACAAGGGTAGTATCGGAGACAGTACATAGAACTATAACCAATGAACTAAAACCAATAGATGTGGACAAGCCACAACCAAAGATGATTGATGAAGAAGTATTACGAAATAGAAAAGCACTCTACAAAGTCTTTTGTGATGAGCTTGGCTATACACCTAGAACTCAAGGAGAGAAGTCAGGTTGGTTTAAAGTTTGCAAGGAACTAACTGAAGCAGGAGTATCAACTGATATGCTTACAGGCTCAATACAAGCCTACAAGAAGCATTGGAATAAGATTGATGTAACACCTTACGCAATAAACAAATGGTTTGGTAAGTTTGAAGCTCTAGGTAAAGATGAACTACGCAAGAAAAGAATAGCAGAGAATCCTGAACTAATATGCGTGGAACAAGGACACAACTTTATAGACCACGACTTCTTTTTGTACTGTATTGTGTGCAAATTAGAGCAAAAAAAGTAGATTTTTTTAAAAAAAATAAAAAAATTTATAAAAGCCTATAAACATTGGGGTTTTTCTTGTCGTTTGTGGCTACAAAAGTGGCATTAATATATAATCTATGATTATAATGGTAGTAATGAATGAAACAAAAGAAACTTTAGAAATCTTAAAAGAGAAATCACGCTCTTTTAGAAACAGTATTAATAAAATTACTAAAGCAGGATATACACTTAAGACTCAAACAGAATTTAGAATGTTTGATGATTGTGACAACAGACTCAGATTTCAGAATGAAGAAGGTAATAGTGTATTAGAATTTACGCCTAAAGGTTTTGAAACAACATTAATATTTGCAGATAATGAAGGTAGAGAAATAAGAATTGATACACATTTAATTACTAAATTTAATGTTGAAAAACTTGGTGCTTTTGAAATGGCAGAATTACAAATAAGAACAGAGAGATTTGAATTAGATGTTTTAAAAGTTGATACACAATTAGTTGAATATTCAAAAGGTTGGGAAAGCTACGAAAGAACTTCTTTTAAAGATTTAGATGAGCAAATAGAAGAACTTAGCCACTTCTAAATATAAACAATCTTGTAAGGTCGGTATCATTCGATACCAATTTTGCTATTATGGGTGCATAATGCCAAAGCAAACTTTAGCTCATAATGAACAGTTGGTAGAAGCACTCTGTGATTCTATATCATCAGGAATGTATGTTAATCTTGCGTGTCAATCAGTAGGAATTAGCACATCAGCTTTATCTGAATGGAAGAAAAAAGGACAACAAGGCATACACCCTTACGATAAAGTTTGGCAAAGAATACAAATTGCAGAAGCCAAAGCTATTGAACGCAGAATAAAAAGAATTGAGAACGCAGGAGAGAACGGCTCTTGGCAGGCAGACGCTTGGTACTTAGAGAGAAGATACCCACATCTGTTTGGTAAGAGAGATACAGTTGCCATTGAAAACCAAGACAATCCAAAAGTAAGATTGCGTTGGGCAGACGGCAATCTACTTGATAAAGCAGAAGAAGAAAAATACATTGAAGGAGAAGTGGTTGAGAGTGAAGAATGAAGATTTTAAATTACCTGATGATTTGTTTATTGATAACCCTACTTTTGTAGATACATCACAAGAATTTAATGATGATTGTGGAGACGCTTGTAAATTATGAATGATAAAGAATTAAATGAAAAGTTTGCAGATATAATACAACATCTCAATATGAGAGATATTGAAGAACAAATATTAGAAGAAGAAATAGTAATCGAATTTGAAGATGTACCAACAATAGTTTTTATGCCTGTATTTACAGATTATGGAATGTTTTATAATTCTATGCCAATATCAACAAAAGCTATTGAGTCATTTTTAATTTGGTTTAACTCGCAGGAGTAACAATGCAATCATCATTAGACGCTAATGTAAGCTCAGGCTTAGATATTGAGCTACCACCTTTACATTCTGCACAAAAAGAAGTAATAAATAATATGAAAAGGTTTACTGTTCTTAGTGCAGGAAGGCGTTGGGGTAAAACAAAACTTGGTGTTTGGCTTTGCCTTAAATACGCTTGGGAAGGCAAAAGAGCTTGGTGGATTGCACCTTCCTACTCTATGACTAACGAAGCGTGGGCAGATTTAAGAAGCATTGGCATTGAATACGGAGTAAAAGTAAAAGAAGCTGAGAGAACTATTATTACAACGACAGGTGGCTCAGTTCAAGTTAGGTCAGCAGATGACCCTATGAAGTTAAGGGGTGCAGGTTTAGACTTTGTTGTTTTAGACGAGTGTGCCTTTATGAAACCACAAACTTGGGCAGAAGTAATTAGACCTGCATTAACAGAGAAAAAAGGTGCGTGTCTTTTCATCAGCACACCAAAAGGATATAACTTTTTTGAAAAGCTCTACTCAGAAGCAAATTTATTAGATGATTGGGCAAGATTTACTTATCCAACACACACAAATCCAATCATTGACCCTAAAGAATTAGAATCAGCAAAACAAGAGATAGGAAGTTTCTTGTTTGCTCAAGAATACGAAGCTCAATTTATCGAAGCCACAGGTGGCTTATTTAAAGCAGATTGGTTTGAGCATTACTCCATAGAAGAACGAATAACAATCGATAAGGAGACAAAAGATGAATATTTGGAAGTTTATTATAAATATAAAGACAAAGAGTGTAAGTTGGAAGATTGCCGTAGATACGCAACTGTTGATTTGGCAACATCAACTAAAGAGAGTGCTGACTTCACGGTTATCACATCGGTGGCAATCACACCTGAAGGCAAGATTCTCGTATTGGACATTGACAGACGAAGATTGGAAGCACCTGATTTATTGCCATTACTACAAAGAAAAGTGGAACAATTTGACCTTGCTTATGTCGGAATTGAGAGAGCAGGTTATCAGTTGGCGTTTATTCAAATGGCTAAGAGAGAAGGATTGATAGTTAAATCATTAAAAGCTGATAGAGATAAAATTTCTCGTGCATATCCACTTATCGCTCGTATGGAGTCAGGCGACATATTCTTTCCAAAGAACTCTGCTTGGTTTGGAGATGTACAAACTGAACTGCTTAGATTCCCTGAAGCAGAACACGATGACATTGTTGATAGTCTTGCGTATGCCGTGATAGAATCTAAAGTACGCAAAAGTATAAAAGTTTTCTAATATAATGTAAGATTAGAGCAGAGTGGAGTAGTGCCGATAAGGGTTGCGTCCATTACTTCACAAAGCTCTACAAGGAGAATAATGGCAGAGAGAAGAAGTTTCAGAGAAGTAGTCTTTGGTAACTCAGAACAAAAAAGAAGCACAGGTTATAACTTTTTTAGGCAAGGTGTAGATAGTAACAACACAAACTTTATACAAGGTTATCAATCATCAGCAGGTCAGTTTAATGTACAAGGTTTAGGTAATGGTGCTTCAAATAGTGCTGTAGTTTCTTGCTTGCAAGTTTTAGGTACATCATTCGCAGAAGCAGAATTAAAAGTTTTTCAATTAAATGAAGTAGGAGAATATGACATTGTACCTAATCATCAACTCACAATGTTGTTTAAAAGACCTAATCCTTATATGTCAGGAGATGTTGTACAAAACTATTTAGTACAATCTATGCACATTTCAGGAGACGCTTACTTACTTAAACAAAAGAATGAAGCAGGTCAAATAGTTGCTTTATATCCTTTAATGCCTGAGAATGTAACTCCAAAGGGTAGTGATGAGACCTTAATCGAATACTACGAGTACCAAGTTAAGAATCAAAAGATTATTTTAGATAGAGATATGATTGCTCACTTTAGGCTTGGTCTTGACCCTGAAAACCACAGACAAGGCTTTTCTCCTGTTAAAACATTACTTCGAGAGATTTATGGAGATGAGAGTGCAGGGCAAATGGCTACATCAATCCTTGCCAATATGGGTGTGCCTAGCTTTATGATTACACCTAAAGATGAGTATGGCTTAACAGAAGAAGAAGGAGAATCAATCTCTAAAGCATTTCAAAGAAGAACAGGTGGACAGAATCGTGGTAAGCCATTGGTCTTATCAGGTGGCGTTAATGTAGAGAGATTAGCTTTTAGTCCTAAAGACTTAGAGATAGGAGACTTAAGAGAATCCTTTGAAGCTAGAGTATCTGCCGTTATCGGTGTTCCTTCTATCCTTGCAGGTATGGAAGTTGGACTTAAGTACGCTACTTACTCCAATGCTAAAACCTTGCGAGAGTTCTTTACAGAACAAAAGCTCATACCTTTATGGGATATGGTTGCACAAGAGATAACACATCAGATACTTAAAGTTGATTATCCTGATTCAAGCAATTTAGAAGCTAGATATGACTATACAGATGTAAGAGCCTTGCAAACAGATACTAATGAGATTTACGAGAGAATGAATTTAGCAGTACAAGGTGGTTGGGTAACAGTAGCAGAAGCAAGACAGAGCGTTGGTTTACCTACTACAACAGAACAAGATGTCTATTTACTTCCTGCTGAGAAGGTATCTGTACCTGCCAATATGCTTAGAGACTATCAACCTGCAATAATAGAACAGATAGAACAAACAGATGAAGTACCTGAAGCAATATCAGAAGCAGGATTCGGTGGTGCAGAGTTTAAAGTAGTTAAAGAGATAGACGGAGAATACTGCGTTATTACAGAAACAGGTAGGAATATGGGTTGCTATCCAACGAAAGAACTCGCAGAGATAAGACTTAGACAAATAGAGAGATTTAGTGATAATCCTAAAGCTATGGTAGGTAAGGACGAATTTACAACAATGGAAGAAGCTGAAGCTAGAGCTGAAGAACTAGGTTGTAGTGGTACTCATACACACGATAAGGACGGTAATTTAATCTATATGCCGTGTTCTACCCACCAAGAGTATGAACAACGCTTAGAAGATTATGACGCAGATTGAAGTAAAAGTCTCTGCTCGAATACGCAAGATACTAGAAAAAAAGGTCAAAGACCATAACGATACAGACCCTAGATACAGGGCAACGCTAAGAATGTTAATAGCTAGTTTCAATAGGGGAGTGGGTGCATACAATACTAATCCTAGTTCAGTTAGACCTTCTGTTACATCTTCAGACCAATGGGCTTTAGCCCGAGTCAATGGGTTACTCTACGCTCTTAAGAATGGTAGATTCAAGCGTAAGCCTTACGATACAGACCTGTTGCCAAGTAACCACCCTTTAAGCTCTAAGAAAAACCTCGCAATAGATACTAATGATTCACTTACTGATATATACGGAGAAGAACATACAGAAGAACAGATAGATAGTTATATTCTAGAGTCTGATGTATCGGATATAAGACAGTTTGTCTTTAATACGGAGATAGATTTAGAGGAGTTGGGTTTAGGTCAGAATATGGACACAGGCGTAAGTGGAAGTGATAAAAAAGGAAAGTACGATGACTTGGATTTCTCGATACCTAAAGGAGTTAAGGCACAAGCCGAACAAGGACTACGACTCCGTGCTGAGTTTGGCAGAGGTGGTACATCGGTTGGTATCGGTACTGCTAGGTATCTCGTTGCCAATACAACTGCTAGTCCTGAGAAGGTACGACACATAGCTAAGTACTTCCCTAGACACGAAGTAGATTTACAGACACAAGACTCACGAGACTATCTCGCAGGAAGAACTGACCGAGCTACGAATGGAGTTATTGCTTGGAAGCTATGGGGTGGCAACGCAGGACAAAGGTGGAGTAGTAAGCTAGTACGAGCTATGAACAAGAGAGACGAAGTAGAGAAGTCAGCGTCAGAGTTAGTGCGTAGGCATAAGCTAAGGGAACAAGCAGACACAGAGTACAGAACAAGTCGTCTTACATCTACGGAAGTAAAGCAAGGTATCTATCGGAACTATGACGCTATGCTACGGAATTGGGAACTGTGGTATACGGATTACTATGTCGGTCTGTTGCGTAGTCAATTAAAAAAAATCACGAGAAGTATGGTGCGTGGAAAAGACAACCCTGCATACAAAAATTTTGTTTTGAATGGACAATCTCCGATTTTAAATAATATCATTGATGAGACTACGCTCGAATGGAAACTATCGCTCTACGATATTTACTTATCTACTGTTTATGACTTTGAGTTATTTCAATTTGGTATTCTCTTACCTGAATCTCTTAAAGGATATTCTGAGTTGGAAGATACAGATTTATATACTTACAAGAACAGAAGAAAAACAGAACGACAAGTTGTCAATGAAGGATTCTATCCGATACGAGTGCGTGGTGGTGGAACAATTAATCCTACTTCAGTTTCTCCAATTCCAAGAAGTAGATACAACAGACAAGCCGTAGCTTTTGTGAATGATATGTTGGATAAGTCAATGCCTGAGTTGGCTAAGACTACCAAAGCTACTTTGAACAGGACACTAAGAAAAAGTCTTGATGAAGCTATTGAACTTGGTTTAACAGGAGACGCAGTTTATGAATATATAACAGGACAAGTTGAGATTGCCTTACCGAAGAAGTTTCTAGGTAGAGCCAACTTGATTGCTAGAACTGAAGGTGGAGCTTTGGCTCAGTTTGGATTACAGGACGCTTCGGACAAATCAGGATTGATTACTGTAAAAGAATGGGTAACAGAATTTAAGAACTCAAGAGATACTCATATTGCATTACACGGAACTGTTGTTGCTGACGCAGAAAACTTCAATGTCGGTGGCTACTCTGCACCGTTTCCTAAAGACCCAAGACTTCCTGCTCAAGAAAGATGTAACTGTAATTGTTCTGTAATCAGGAGAGAGCCAAGACCTGACGAAATAATTACTCCTTCGATTTAACGGTAACCAAATAAAAAATTTTTTAAACGACAAACGAAAACCCACCGAATGAACGGTGGGCTTCCGATAAAGTTAGAATATTATTTAGGTTGATAAGGTCTAGTATTTGAAAAATCAAATCTCCCTTCATCAGTATATCCTATAATAACTTCTTCACGATTCTCAACAATATAGTCTAAATTGTCTGTAAGTTCTTTTACGAACTCCATTCGTTGTTTATTCCAAGTTGTATCGAAACCGTGTTTATTAAGCAAAGCTATAATATAACTAGCTGACATCTAAGCACCTCCCTTCAATTCCCAACAACCGTCTATGCCATTTGAACATAGACCTGACATTGTTATTTCTGCGTATTCTGAGTTTGGGTCAAAAGCAAATGGAGAGTATCTAATCTCTTTATTGCAATCAACACAATTACTAATCATTCTTCTTATCCCTTCTCAATGTCTTTTTGTATTAAGTCCATAAAATTTGATATTCTGTTATAAATATCTAGTTTATGACTAACCCAAGAAGTGTTATAAGATAAGTCATCAGTATCATCAACTAATCCCAATGCTTTATCTAAATTTCTTAAATAATTTTCTAGCAATTCTATTTCATTCATTGTTCTCCCTTCAAAGAATCTTTTTGCCTGACAATATAAGAGAAAACTTTTTTCTCTTGGTCTGACAATTTTTTGTTATAGATACGAGCTTCTCTGATTGTCCAAGCCCAAAGGACTTCTAAAGGATTTGCGAATCCTGAGCAATCAAGCTCGATAGTATCTTCCACGACTAACTCAGCGTCTTGGAAGTTTTCTAAGTCTGTGTAATCTTGCTTAAAAGATTTTAAGACTTGATAAGTAAATTTTTGCAATTTCACTCCTTCTATATTTTCATTCATACTGAATTATAATCGAAGATGATATAT